CCAACCACTACAGCGGCTATGGCTAGTAATGGATTTGCCATTAAAACAGTATTTATAGCTTTAGAAATGTTTTTAAATGTTTTAAGAAAACCAAGTTGGTCGTTTATTGATTCGGCTATTTCTTTATTTGCTTTTATAGCTCTCAAGGCTGATTTTGCCTTATCTTTCTCTAGTTGAATACCTTGTTTATTTTTTGTTAATATGGCTTCATCTATGACATTTATGTCTTTTTTAAGACCAAATAGTTTAGCTGCAAATCCTCCTATCTCAGCTTCAGTATCCTTTAACTCGTCTAGTATTTTTTTGGATTCTTCAGCTAAGTCTCGTCTAGTCTTTAAATCACTTATGGAGTCTCTTGCCATTATTTACCTTTGTTATTATTTTGGTCTTGTGAAAAATTGAGTTATTGGGTCAACATCTTTACCTAAATCTTTTAAAGAGTCTTTTGTAGCTTTATCTTGTCTAGCACGTTCTTTGTCTCTTTCTTTTTCTTGAGCGGCTTTTTGTTTTTTAGTGTTAGCTCTTATTTGTTTTATCATGGTTATTGCTCTTTTATGTGCTGGATGTTTTTTGTTTTTTAAGGCTGTTGATAATGATACTTCTTTTGTATTTCCCTCTTCGTCTTTATACTTTATTTTTTTCTTTGATTTTGTTTGACTAACTGTTTCAACTTCATTTACATCTTTTTGTTCTACTTTAGCACGTAATTGTTTTAAGACATCAAAATCACTTTGTTTTTTCTTTTTCTTAGTATCTTTTGCCTTTTTTTTCATGTCTTTTTCCATCTTGTCTCTTAACTGTTGTAAAACCTTGTAATCTTTTGCAAACTGAGGGTCTTTTTTAGCAAGATTCTGTATAGCCTTATTGTGGGCTTTTTTAGCTACTGTAGCAAAGACTTTATCAAAAAATCCTTCGATAATTGATTGTTTAGATTTATTAGTAGGCATTTATGTATCTCCATTTATGAAACATTGATTCATAAATAAATATTAAGGAACTATCTTTTTGAAATTTTTTGTTTATCCATTTCTTTTCTTAACTCTTTAGACTCGGTTTCATAAAAAGTTAACAATCTGTTTAGATAAAAACTCCTTAGATACACTGGTAGGTTATACACCTCGTTAAAGGTAAATCCACCTTTAGAGTGTAATATTATTTGAAATATTTGTTCGTGTATTTGAGGTTTATAAGTCGGAGGAAGGCCAAAAAAATCGAACGGTGATTGGTATCACCACTTCGGTCTCCTTCCCCTCAGAATCTATAGCAGTAGCGTTCATGTCAATATCTGGTGTGATTGAATTAAGATATTTTCTGAACTCTAGTGAGTCACGAGATAAAAATTCGTTATCAACGAAATTATTAATATATGAAATTTCTGAATTTCCATCAACAGAGGTGATAATATGTTTTAAACGAGTGGTCAACTCTGTGCTCTGTATTTTAGATATCTTTTCTCTAGCCTTTAACTCAGATTCAATTTTTTTCTCAGTATGACCATCTGATAGTTTAAAGGTTATTTTTCTTTTAGATGTGGGTAATTCAAACTCAAACTCATTTTTACCACGTTCAAAGTTTTTAAAATCCATATCTATTGCTTCTAATTTTGTTAAATCAGATTTATATTCTGTACCACGAAGATTAAATTCATAATCTTTTCCATAACCTAGTATTCTTGCAGCAATCATTATAGCGTTTTTATCACCTATTAATAAATCATCAACCTTAACGTTTTTATCTACTATTAAAGACTCCAATAATTTATCTATAACAATTCCTTGTTCTATTAGATTTGTCGAGGTTAATATATCCTCTTCTTTTGCTGTCATATATTTTACTTCTACTTTACCACTTGATAATGGGTGGCCGTCAAAGTAAAAATACCCCTTTGATGGTAAATCTACCATCTCAGTAGGAAATTTGTAATCAGCCATAAATGACTCCTTTGTGAATTAAAATAATAACCACTTATAAATATAACCTTTTTACTTGATAACTAATTATTTTTTACCAGGTACTAATTTCTCTTTGATTGGTCTGAGAACTGCATCGAATAAAATATCATCATACTTAGTTGGTGTGAGTTTTACGATTTTTTCTAATGCGTAAAAAACAACCAAAACATATTCCCAATTTGCTACTAACCATTCACTCATTATTCTCTCCTTAGAATTGTAAGATTGCGTAATCGTATTGTAATGTTAAGGTGATTTCAGCTGGTTCACTTGAGGAGTAATCCATATCACCAAAATTTGCATTTTGAATATATGTACCTTTTAAAATCCACTCTTCAACAATATCTCCGACTGGTCCTAATAAATTAAAGGTAATATCTTTTTTGTAAAAATCTGAATAACCGTCTCTACCAGTAACAGACTCGTGTCCTAGTCTAATCCATTCTAACACGGCTTGTGCTCCACTTGGAACAACTGGGTCATACAATGTAATATCGATAGTTTGCCAAGCGGCTTTTCCTTTCACGTATCTTTTAACATTAATATGGTCTAAAACTATTTCTTCAAACTGAAGTTGAGGTCTATTCATAGCTTTAACTAGGTACGCTGGTATTCCTTCAATATACATAATGAACCTATTTTTTGTTTTTGGTTCAAACGGTGTGAACATAATTTCTGAAGGGTCTAAAGTAGCCATTCTTTATTCTCCTGTAAACAATTCTTTTATACTTCATTAATAAATATCATTTAATAGAATTTTCGTTAAAAAACAAAAAACCCCCACCGAAGTGAGGGTTTTTCTATTGTCAGGATGACTTTACTACTTATTCTGGGAAAGTAGCTCCAGTTGGTTGAACAACAAAGTCTAATACTATAAACTCTGCAGTTCTTGTAGGTTGGATAAATATCTGACCTACTAATTGATTTCTATCAACAACATCTGGTGTGTTGTTGGTATCGTCCATTACCACCCTAAACGCACTCAATCCACTATTAGATTGAACTTGTTCTAGGAATGGATTAACAATGTTTAAGAAACGATTTCTTAGTGCTTGTGTATTTTGTTCAAATACTAAGAATCTTGATGTTGATGCAATAAACTTACGAAGTCTAATCAACAATCTTCTTACGTTAATCCTATCTAGTGCTGATGGTTTGGATTGTAGTGTTTTTTGTCCAAATACTACGACACCTTGACCTGGGAAACTAGCGATTGGATTGATTCTTGATTCATACAACTCATCTCTTTCAGCGTGAGTCAATCTTGTCTTAGCTTCAGTTACACTTGTCAATCCACCACGATTTAAACCAGCGGGAGCGAACCACTCATGAGCTACAGCATCGGTGTTTGATATCACACCAGCTATAACAACCGATGGTGGGACAAATACTGGTCTTGAGGTATCTCTATCTAAGATTTTAACCCATGGATAATAAGTTCCAACGTAATTACTATCTAAAGTCTTAACTGTATTAACTACAGTTTGAATTGTATCATTCAAACCAGTAGCATCCATTAGATAAAAAGCGTCAGCTCTAGCTTCCATCTTAGATATAGCGTGATTTGTTACTGTAGAGTGTAAACCATGAACAACACCAGGTGTCACGAGTAAATTGATGTCAAATTCATCAGGATTACTAATTGAGTTAATAGCTCTCTTATAAGCTACAGAACCACTCTTTGTAGCATTTGATAAATCAAATCCCATTGTGTTGTTACCAACTATATTAGCACCTGTTTTATATTCTCTAGCTGGGTTTTGACCATCAAATCCAAACTGAAATGGAACTATAAACTTTCTCTGACCAATAGCTGATAGAGATAGTGTTATCTTTTCACTAGCATCTGAGAATGTTGAACCCAACACACTAGCATCAGCGTTACCATTTTGGTCTTCAAGAGACATGGTTACGTTATTACCATTTCCTGAACCGACTGGAATTGGAGCTAGGTACTGAATATTGTCATCTTTAATATAATCACTAATTAAGTCAATACCAAAGGCTACACTTGAATCAAAAGTACCATTTACGTTTGTTTGGTCTGTTTTAAATTGAACCGCAGGTATTTCTGTAGTACCAGGTACTGGATTTCTTAATTTGTCGTGACCCATTGGAACCACACTCTTTAGATATTTAAACACACCATCTA